GTGGGTGGCCGTACCTACTGGCAGTATGACAGCTATTCTTCCAGTATCCACAGGGTGTATGTCACCGATGAAGTCACCAATGAGTGCAACTTTAGCGGAACCAGTATACTGACGTACTATTCCTACAGCCGTTCGTATTACGTACCAAGCTACACCCCGGTACTGAACCACGAGATGTTGTATTATCTGTCGGTGGGCAGCAACTCGAATATGGGTTTTTATTACCTTGCAGCCTACCTGGCTACCATCAACAACCTCTCCGAGCCTGTCACGAAAACGGCGGACAAGACCATGAAAATCACATACACCATCGAAGAGCAATAATGAAATCGGCGGCTGTCCCTTTCCGGAGATAGTCGCTTTTTCATATCAAAAATGAAGGAGGAACACCATGGACATCACCACCATCGCGGCAACGATTACTGCTCTCGGCGTCATCTTCGGTGCCATCTTTGCCGCCCACAAATGGTACTTGAAGCAGGAAAAGCAAGACCAGGACATCAAGGCCATTAAGGAAGAGCAGTCCATCCTGACCCAAGGCGTTCTGGCCTGCCTTATGGGTCTGAAAGAGCAGGGCTGTAACGGTCCTGTGACCGAGGCCATCGACCGAATCGAAGCCTATCTCAACGAGAAAGCACACAAGTAAGGAGGATACTGTTATGACTAACTTTACCGACATCACCACCATCCCCGCACTGGCCGCTATCGTCTACACCATCATCGACATCGCCAAGACCGCTATGGGCGGCGATGAGAAGTTCAAGCGCTTCATCCCCCTGATCGCCTGCGTCCTGGGCGCGATCTGTGGCGTGATCGCTTTCTACTTCGTCCCCGGTGTGATGGACACCCAGAACCTTCTGGTCGCCCTGATCCTGGGCGCAGCAAGTGGCCTGTCCGCAACTGGCACCAACCAGGTTGTGAAGCAGCTGACCCACACTACCACTACGGAGGAAAAGTAATATGAACCTGCACAAGCTGATTCTAACTGAAAACGCCTGCTACAAGGCGGGCAGAACCATTACCGTCAAGGGTATCATGGTTCACTCCACCGGGGCCAACAATCCCAGCTTGAAGCGGTACGTCGGCCCCAATGACGGCCTCCTGGGTCAGAACAAGTACAACAATCACTGGAACCAGGATCGCCCCGGCGGTCGTCAGGTCTGTGTCCATGCCTTTATCGGCAGACTCGCAGACGGTTCCATCGCAACCTACCAGACCCTGCCCTGGAACCACCGGGGTTGGCATGCTGGTGGCTCTGCCAACAACACCCATATCGGTTTCGAGATCTGTGAAGACGGTCTCACGGACAGCACCTACTTCTCTCAGGTGTACCGTGAGGCCGTTGAACTTTGCGTACATCTGTGTAAGGAGTTCGGCCTGACCGAGCAGAACATCATCTGCCACAGCGAGGGTTACAAGCAGGGTATCGCTTCCAACCACGGCGACGTCATGCACTGGTTCCCCAAGCACGGAAAGAGCATGGATACCTTCCGCGCTGATGTAAAGGCTCTGCTGGAGGGCAATGCGGAACCCCCCGAAGATCCCACTGAGGAGGCCACTACCGAGGATCCCGAAGCGACCATCTGGAAGTTCCTGTATGGCAAGCTGGGCAATGCCTACGGCACCGCTGGCCTGATGGGTAACCTGTATGCCGAGTCCGGCCTGCGCCCCACCAACCTTCAGAATACCTACGAAAAGAAGCTGGGCTATACTGACACTGCATACACCGCTGCGGTTGACGATGGCACCTACGACAATTTCGTCCGGGACTCTGCTGGGTATGGCTTGGCCCAGTGGACCTATTGGAGCCGCAAGCAGGGCCTGCTGGAATTCGCCAAGGCGGAGGACAAGTCCATCGGTGACCTGTCCATGCAGCTGAGCTATATCTGGAAGGAACTGTCCGAGGGCTACGCCAAGCTACTGAAAACCCTCCAGACCGCCACCTCCGTCACTGAGGCATCCACCGCCGTGCTGACTCAGTACGAACGGCCTGCCGATCAGGGTGAAACCGTCCAGGCCAATCGGGCTGCGTTAGGCCAGACCTACTTTGACAAGTACGCTCCCAAGCCCGAGCATCCCGAACGGCTGACTTCCGGCTACTACCGTGTTCGTAAGACCTGGGCCGATAAGAAGTCCCAGCTGGGCGCTTACCGTGTCCTCTCTAACGCAAAGAACAAGGCAGACAAGAACCCCGGCTTCTTTGTATTTACGGACGATGGCTTGGCCATCTATCCCCGCGAAACGGCAGAACCTAAGGAAGAGACCTACACGATTCATACCGTTGTCCGTGGTGACACCCTCTGGGCCATCGCGCAGCGGTATCTTGGTAAGGGTACTCGCTACCCTGAAATCAAGGAGCTGAACGGTCTTAGCTCCAACGTCATCTACCGTGGCATGAAACTGAAGATCCCCAAGTAAGCATTAAGCCCACTGAGCGCTGGTTCCGACCACTGCTTGGTGGGCTTTTTTTCATTAAAGCGATAAAATGTACCTATAAATTGGACTCTTTCTATGATATGATATGCATAAACAATAATAACTCGGAGGTTTCACCATGAGCGGGTACGTGAAAAAGAAGAAGGAAATGCGATTCCAGAGTGTTGACTCCCTCCAGCAGATCGTCAACGTAGTGAACGAAGCCGCTGCTGCGGTCAACGACTCTACTCGCACCATTCGGGAAAGTGCTATCCCTGAAGTGCTTGCTGGTGCACTGGGTGCTGGTGTTGGCGGTGTTGGCTCGTTTGCTGCACTGTACGGTCTGGGTGTAGTCGGTCTGTCCGCTGCGGGCATAACTTCTGGCTTAGCTACTGCCGGAGCTATCGTAGGCGGTGGGATGGTTGCTGGTGTATTCGTTCTCGCAGCCCCCATAGCCGCGCTTGCTGCTGGTGGTGTTGGCCTTGCTTCCCACCTTAAAAGCAAGCAGTTGCGGCAAGAAAAGGAGCGCCTGTATAAAGAAGTCCTTAAGCGTCACGAAGCAATCATCCAGGCACTCAAGGATGAAGTCGCTGCCGAGCGGGAGCGTTTGGATTATCTCCAGAGCCTGAACATTCTACTTCAGCAGGCAATTAAGGACCTCAGGCATGACCTGGGTGAACAGGAATAAAGGAGCCGCTATGGGAAAACGTATCAACCTTGGAAAAATCGATGCTGCAAAAGCCCTCAAAACTACAAAAAAAGTCTTGAAAGATGTCGGTAATGAGATTGTTGCGCACAAAGATGAACTACTCGCCATTTTCGCAGGTACAGCTTTGTTCGATAGCATCAAGTCCCGACTGGAGAAAAAGGCTATCGAAAAAGCATACGAAAAGGACTCCGTAAAGTATCAGGCAGTTGCGCGGAAGCAAGAAGCTGAGATACGGGTCCTGAAGACCAAGGCCGAACGCGGCGACCTTGCCGAAGAGCGGGTACAGCAGCTGGAGCAAGTGGTCCACGAGATTTTGGAGGGAACATCCGGCGATGAGTAAATTCAAGTATACGGAATTTGAGCAGCAGATGAATTCTGTTCTCAAGCACCAAAGCGAGGAACTCGCAAGCATCCAGCTCCCATCAATCGAACAGTCGGACGATTTGATCGCCCGAACCGAAGAGCTGCTCCGCCTGTTAGGCAAGGATCCCCACAAGCTTGATAGCTTGCCCGCTGTAAATAATCCAAAACCCGTATTGGTGGTGCCGACCTGGGAAGAACTATGCGCAGACGCGCAGCGCCATGTTGGGACGAACTGTGATTTGGAGTCTATCTTCACTGAGGATGAATTGACCAGCAACGAGGCTGCTATCAAGCAGATGCGCAGGGAGTATAATTCACTTCACCGTCTGGACGGTTTCGACGTAGCCATATCTGCTCTCGCAGCCTTGGTTGGTGCAGCCGTAGATATTCTACTGGTGGGGGTTCCTGAAAAGAGCAAAACTGGCCTTAAAGCCGGACCTTTATCTGACTACATTCGGGACTACTTCGACAAGATGTTCCCCGAAGATGAGATGAAGGCGTTGGCGAACTCCAAGATAAGCAAAGTACCCTATGATGCCCAGGACAACCGCCACACTACAATTCGTGTAGAAGGGTTGTCTGCCTATTATCATAGACTGCTCCAGCTGGGGCATGATCCGTTACTGGGGTTTGTGTTCGGCGTAGCTGACATCCTTACCGGGCGTATGACTACCATCGACAAGGCAGGCAATATCGTATCCCAGGTGATGGAAAACTACGCTGACCGAACTGAGGCTGATATTTTCGCAGCTCTGGCAAAACAGGTTCTCCACTTCAAATCCGATGTCACTACTTCCATGGGTTTGCCAGTACCTTTAATGGCTCTGTTTAATCTGCTCCAGTTTGGTAGTATCGGTGATGAAGAACAGACCATCGCTGAAATCGTTCAGGGCATGTATTATGAAGGTTATGACTTCATCCATTTCTGTTCCATGTCCGTGTCCGCCATGCTCGTTGAGGTGATTGTCCGTCTGGGATACGCCATTAAGCGCAAAGTGGAAGGTAACCCCATGCGGGACTGCATTCCTTTCTCACTGAATCGTGATAGACACCCCAAGCTTGCAACGATGCTGTTTGTCGCTCATGCCGGAGCAACTGCCGCAAACGCTGGAAAAATTGCATTCACTCAGAACCCGGTGGCAATCAATTATCCCGAGTGGCTGGCCTTCGCAAAATACTCCTACATCCAGCTCAAGTGGTGCCTGATTGAAAAGCCTGCAAAACGAGACGCCTATGTCCGTGGCCGAATCAGTGACGAACTTAACGAAGTGCTGGCAGCAGCCGAGGCCACTTTTGACAGCTTTTCGTCTGAATATCTAGTTGTGATTCATTGACAAACGATATGATCCCCCAAACATACTCTCTATGGAGGTTGTTATGAGTAAGATTGTTTTGCTGCACGGTTCCTGTGCAGACCAGACCGTTGATGCCGTTGTGAATGCTGCGAATGACGGACTGTGGGCAGGCGGTGGTATCTGCGGTGTAATCTTCAAGAAGGCTGGCATGGCAGCTTTGACTGCTGCATGTGCTAAGTACAAGACCCCACTGAAGGATGGCTCCGCTGTTATCACCCCGGCCTTCCAGATGCATAACGCAAAGTACATCATCCACGCTGTGGGACCCAATTTCTCCCGAACCCCAGCGGCTTTTAAGGAACTGTTTGATGCATACTACAATTCCCTGTATGTGCTGATGGATAACGGTCTGCACAGCATATCCTTCCCGTTAATCAGCTCCGGCATTTTCGGCGGTTCCTTGAGTAACCCTGCTGCCGAATCCACAAAGCAGTGCTGTCGGGCATATAACAAATTTATCGAGGACTACCCGGACTATCCTGTGGATGTGAAGCTCTGCGCTTTCTCGGCCCGGGAAATGCAGAACGCCAAGGCAATGTTTGACAGCATGATAAAAGATTAATACCCCATTGAACGATTGCAGCCCACTGAGCTTTTGATTGCTCGGTGGGCTTTTTTTGCGTTCATGGGGGCTTACAGCGTGATCTTCTCGCCGGACAGGATGTCGACCACCGTGGCTCCGGGTCCGAATGCTGCCCGCATCTCAGCCAGCTTGGAAGTGCTGTTGGTCCGCTTGGTTGCGCGGTACTCGGCCAGCTCCTTGGCAACCTCGGCCTCTCTGGCGGTGGTGGCGGCGGTATCGACCTTGTCGGTTACCATGGCCAGCTTCTCAAGCATGTCCGCCATCAGGATCCGTCCGATGCAGTTCCGGGCGATGCCGTTCTCGTCGATGGTGATCTTGCCTGCGTCCAGGTCTGCCTTGACCCGCTCCAGCTCCTTTTCGGCCTCTGCCTTCCAGTATGCGCCCAGGCTACCGTTCAGTTCTCTTTCAAATCTAGTCATTGTTTATTCCTCCTTGAATTGGGTGTTCGCCCTTTTGTTGTACACATATTCGCTCTGAATGGTCGAAATAGCAAGTTAATTGCGAGCCATAAACTACACAAATAACCAAGCAGGTCATTGTGTGGTTTATGGCTAAAATTTTCTTTTTGTGGACCCCCCCAAACGGCCCTTCCCGTGGCCTAACAGTGAGGGGCGAAGTGTACCCTCAGGAAGGAGGGTGCCTATGACTAGCACCGAACGCGCCCAGATCGTAAGGCTGCAAAAGCTGGGCTACGGATACAAACGCATCTCGACGGAAACGGGTCTGCCCCCAAATGCAGTGAAAACCTTCTGTCGCAGAAATCCTCTCCCCGCAGAAGAGGCTGCGGATAATGTCTGCCGACATTGCGGTAAGTGGCTCGAAATCGTCCCCGGACGAAAGAAGAAGCTGTACTGCTCCGATGCCTGCCGCATGGCCTGGTGGAAAGAGCACCGCGACCAGATGAACAAGCGTACCTTTTACGAGTGTACCTGCCAGCATTGCGGTAAGCAGTTCCAGAGCTATGGTAACTCCAGTCGGAAATACTGCTCTCGTAACTGCTATGATCAGCATCGGACGGGGGTGGCCAATAATGGATGACGACCTGAGAAGCCGCATTGAGCATTACCGTTCGGCAATGGCCATGGCTACCGAAATGCTCCGAAAGAGGCTTATTTCCGAGGAAGAGTACGCAATAATTGATACAATTATGACCAAAAAATACGGATTAACATCGTCTACTATTTTCCGATAAATAACTCGCTATTATCGGGATTCAGAGGTAATATGTCCACTAACCAAAGGGAGGTGAAGCCATGAATCGCAATATTCGCCAGGTCAAATTCGCTCGGCCCCCGGTTCCCAAGTTGGTCCGAGTTGCCGCCTACGCGAGAGTCTCAAGCGGCAAGGACGCGATGCTGCACTCGCTTTCCGCACAGGTCAGCCACTACAGCAAGCTGATCCAGGGCCATGGAGGCTGGCAGTATGTTGGCGTGTACGCCGACGAGGCGCTCACAGGCACCAAGGATAACCGAGAGAATTTCCTTCGCCTGATCGCCGACTGCCGGGCTGGCAAGATCGACCTAGTAATCACAAAGTCCATTTCCCGATTCGCACGAAACACGGTCACCCTGCTGGCTACGGTCCGGGAGCTGAAGAGTCTGGGCGTGGATGTGTTCTTTGAAGAACAGAAAATTCACACCATGAGCGCGGACGGTGAGTTGATGATGACAATCCTCGCTTCCTACGCACAGGAAGAAAGCCGCTCCGCCAGTGAAAACCAGAAATGGAGAATCCGGGCAAACTTCAAATCCGGCCTACCCTGGAACGGCACCATCCTGGGCTACCGAATCGAGGATAGCACCTACGTTCCTCTTGAGGAAGAGGCCGAGGTGGTCCGGCAGATTTTCGCATGGTACCGGGAGGGCTTGGGATTTTACACCATCGTTAAGCGCCTGAACAAGGCCGGGATTAAGACCAGAAAAGGCAATCCCTGGTGCCAGCAATCGGTCCAGCGCCTGATTAGCACCTACGCTTATACAGGCAACCTGCTTTTGCAGCAGACCTACATCCACGACCACATCAGCAAGAAGTCCTGCATCAACACCGGGCAGCTTCCCATGTACCATGCAGAGGACTCCCACGATGCGATCATCAGCATGGAGGAGTTCCAAGCGGTGCAGGAGGATCGGAAAGAGCGGGCCAAGAAGTACGCACACAACACAGGCCCCAACCCGGTTTACCCCTTTACGAGCAAGCTGGTGTGTCAGGGCTGTGGAAAGCGATATCGCAGAAAGCCTGCAAGTCGAGGCCCGGTTTGGATTTGCTCAACCTTCAACACCCGAGGCAAAGAATTCTGCCCAACTTCAAAGCAGATACCCGAAGCGACGCTGATGGAAGTTACCGCGCAGGTCCTAGGCCTTGCAGCATTTGACCCCGACGCTTTTCTGGCCCAGGTAAAGGAAATCCAGGTAGGCGAAAACAACGCCTTGACCTACATTTTCAACGATGGCCGGACCGAATCAACAACCTGGCCAGACCGCTCCAGGGCTGAGAGCTGGACAAAGGCCATGAGAGAGTCAGCCCGCAAAACCGCATTAGAACAAGAACCATTAAGGAGGTACCCCGATGGCAGGTTTCAAAAAAGAGAAAGTGGCAGTCTACATCCGGCTGGCCAATGAGGACCAGGACATCCTGGCGCACCACATCAAAACCATGAAGAAGTATGTTGACGATCACCCCGGTTGGGAACTGGTCAGTGTCTACTGTGACATTGCCAATTCCGCTCGGCTCTCCAAGCGGGTCGGCTTGGCAAAGCTGATCCAGAGTGCGCGGCAGGGCAAGTTCACGGTGGTGGCAATTCCCACCCCTTCGATGCTCTCCCGCAGCACCCTTCCGAACCATCAGCTGCTCACCAAGCTTGAAGAAGCCGGAGCTACTATCAACTATGCGGATGGCACTGAGGTTCAGCAGCTCAAGTTCCTGATGAAGATTATGAAAGCGATGAGGGGTGAATAATCATGGCAAGAGCAGTCCGGCAGATAACGGTCATTCCCTCGACCGTTGACCCTATCCGCCACCTTCCGACAGACATCAACCGCAAGCGCCGCACCGCTGGTTACGCTCGTGTCTCCACCGACAGCGACGAACAGTTCACCAGCTACGAGGCCCAGATCGACTACTACACCCAGTACATTCAGAGCCATTCGGATTGGGAGTTTGTTAAGGTCTACACCGACGAGGGCATCTCCGGCACAAGCACAAAGCGCCGCGACGGATTTAACCAGATGGTTGAGGACGCCCTGGCCGGAAAGCTCGACCTGATCGTCACTAAGTCCGTTAGCCGATTCGCCAGAAACACGGTCGACAGCTTGACCACCGTCCGAAAACTGAAGGATGTCGGCGTCGAGATTTACTTCGAGAAGGAGAACATCTGGACGCTCGACTCCAAGGGTGAGCTGCTGATCACCATCATGTCCTCCCTTGCCCAGGAGGAAAGCCGCTCCATTTCTGAGAACGTGACCTGGGGCATGCGGAAGCGGTTTGCAGACGGAAAGGTATCCCTGCCTTACAAGAACTTCCTCGGTTATCGCAAGGGGCCGGACAAGCTGCCGGAGATCGTGCCGGAGGAAGCCGAGCTGGTCCGTAGGATTTACCGCATGTTCATGGCTGGAAAGACACCTTGCTCCATCGCAAAGGTCCTCACCGATGAGAAGATTCCCACCCCCACAGGCCGCACGAAGTGGTCCCCAACCACGGTGGAGAGTATCCTAACCAATGAGAAGTACAAAGGCGATGCGCTGCTCCAGAAGAAGTACACGGTTGACTTCCTGACCAAGAAGCAGAAGGTCAACGAGGGCGAAGTTCCTCAATACTATGTAGAGAACAGCCATCCGGCGATCATTGCTCCTGAGGAGTTCGAGGCGGTCCAAGCTGAGTTCCAGCGCCGCAAGTCCCTGGGCAGGCGGTACAGCGGTCAAAGCGTCCTCGCGGCCCGCATTGTTTGCGGAGACTGCGGAGACTTCTACGGCTCCAAAGTA